CTGGAGTCGATGAACCAAGAAGTATCTGAAAAGATCTTCTACGGTAACACGGCGACTGATCCTGAAGAGTTCATGGGTCTGGCTCCTCGCTTCAATGATACTACTGCAGCTAACGGTGGACAGATCATCGACGCTGGTGGTACTGGTTCTGATAACACATCGATCTGGTTCTTGGGTTGGGGTGATGGTCAGTGTCAGCTGCTGTATCCAAAAGGTACGGCTGCAGGTATCCAGCGTGAAGACATGGGCAAGCAACGTGTCCTGGATGATGACGGAAATGCGTACTACGCGGAAGAAGAGAAGTTCACATGGAACGTAGGTCTGGCAGTTAAAGACTGGCGTTATGTTTCACGTATTGCGAACATCGATGTCTCTAACGCTAAGGCTGGATCTGTGAAGTTGTACGACTTCATGCGTAAAGCTTACTACCGTCTACAGTCACGTCGTATCGCAGGCGGCTCTCTGGCTATCTATATGAACCGTGACATGCTGGAAGTGCTGGATGCTTTGGCAACCAATGCTGGCACAACTGACAACTTTGTTCGTCTGAAGCCGATGGAGATTGAAGGTAAGGAAGTTATGACTTACCGTGGTATCCCTATCCGCGAGACTGACGCGCTGCTTAACAACGAATCCCAGGTGTCCTAACGGACGCCTCGGCTCATATTAAGAGGATATTAAGATGATCTTTTCTGCACAACAACTATTCTCGGATGACCAGGCGATTACGGCATCTGCGGATTCTACTAATGTAATCGACCTCGGTGTTGCCGGTACACCTTACGACGCTGCTGCAGCGTTGAATCGTGACATCGGCAAAGGTGCGGGTGTTCCGATCTTGGTTCAAGTAACCGAAGATTTCGACAACCTGACCAGTCTGGAAATTAAAATCTCCACTGGTGCTACTACTGCACTGGGTACTACTGTTATCGCTCAAACTATCGTCCTTGCGGATCTGGTTGCGGGTAAGCAGATGTCAATCGTGGTTCTGCCTAACGACATCACTGAACGCTATCTAGGTATTGAGTATGTTGTAGTAGGTACGGCGCCGACTGCTGGTAAAGTAACAGCAGGAATCACCATGGGTGTTCAAACCAACGTTACTGGTGCATAATTAGTGAACCAGTGAAACACAAAAAGGCGGCTCACGGGTCGCCTTTTTTCTTAGTTAGAGGATATGACCTATGCCCCGTTATCGAGTTAAACAGAAAGGCTTCTTCGATGGTGTACTGTATAAGCCTGAGAAGCGTAACGTATTACACACGGAGAAACCGTTCCCTTCAGTGAAGAAGGTTGAGCAGGTTCCTTCATGGCTTGAGCGTATCATAGATGAAACGCCAGCGCAGAAGAAGAAGCGTGAAGCAGCTGAAGTTAAAGCAGATGAGAAGCAGGCTGAAGAGTCTGAAGAGCAAAAGGTGCTGACGGACACTGCTAATTTCATGGAAGGTCCGAAGAGTACTGTAGAGACACTGGGGTAAAATGTCATGCCAGAAGATATGGTAAAGGTTAAGAAACAATCCGACATGTCCGATGGCATGGTTTGCTGCTCAGACTCGAATCACTACCCTTATGGTACTTCGCTGAGTCTTGAAGACGATATGATCGAAGAGTTGGGTATCGGGTCACTCGGTGTGGGCGATGTTGTGGAGGTGCGGATGTATGCCTTCGTCGACAGTAAGTCTGAACACAATGATCGTGATAGCTCAAGTAAATCTATCAGGTTACAGTCCACCAGTATGAAGGTCCGTAGGGAAGAAGACGACCGGGTGAAGCAGTTATACGGGGGTGAGTGATGGCAAGTGAAGTTGAAATTTGTAAAATGGCGCTGTCGCACATACGCGCAGGTAGTATCAACTCACTCACTGAGAGTAGCGTCCAGGCGCAGCAGTGTAAGCTGTTCTACCCTCTCGTTCGTGACCAGATGTTGCGTGATCTCGCTCCGCCTTTTGCGAAGCGGGTACGTGCTCTGGCGGAACGGTCAGGCGATGACATCTTCAATTGGGCGTACAGCTATCAATATCCTTCAGACTGTTTGAAGGTGTTGAAGCTGCGACCTAATTACGAAGAAGTGCAGCAGGGTGAGCCGACGATCTACTCCCGGTATCGTGATCCTAATTACCCCATCCCAGACCTATCATCACCGGTTAACTACGAGATCCAGAACATTGACAACAACCGAGTGATACTGACGAATGAGCAGCAGGTCAGGGCTGATATCATTATCAGGGTGGAAGATCCTAACCTGTTTGACATTCAGCACATCTTCGCGTTGAGTTATCTATTGGCCTCTGAGTTGTCGTTACCGCTTGTGGGTGTAGAGAAGGGTCGTGCATTACGCGGCGACAATCTTCAGATCTACAACCAGTACGTTGCCACGGCATCTGCTGAGCAGTTGAACGAAGAACATTCGGATGTGCCTGACAGCGAATTCATCACAGTAAGGGGTTAACATGACTCAGGTCATACAGCGCAGTTTCACATCGGGTGAATTAGCACCGGCTTTACGTACTCGGGCAGATCTGGGTAAATACACTACCGGTCTGGCGTTGTGTGAGAACATGTTCGTAAGATCTCAAGGTGGTGTGTACTCACGACCGGGCACACGTTTCGTCGGTGAAGTAGCTGACTCAACTAAACGTGCGCGACTGATCCCCTTCAGCTTCAACACTGAGCAGACGTATGTACTGGTGTTCGAGCACCTGAAAATGCGGGTCGTGAAGGATGCCGGTTACATACTTGCAGGTGGCGGTCCGTCGATCTATGAGTTGGTCACTCCCTACACTGAAGCGCAGCTGTCTCGGTTAGGGTTCACGCAGTCAGCAGATGTGATGACTATCACCCATCCAGATCATGATCCTGCAGACCTAGGTCGTGTGGCGGAGGATAACTGGACGCTGACGACGATAAGTTATGCGTCGACGGTGACAGTACCCACGGGGCTGACTGCTGTGACAACCGGATCGGGTGCGGGTACTTACAGTAAGACCTATCGTTACGTAGTCACCACAGTCGATGCGACAGGGGTTGAGTCCCTACCTTCAGCAGAAGTTAACATCACCACCCCATCATTGTCGGTTACGGCCGGTGTAAAGATCGACTGGTCTGACGTGGTGGGCGCTGACTACTACCGGGTGTATAAAGACCCATCAGATAATTCAGGGCTGTACGGGTGGATAGGTGACAGTTCTAACTCTGAATTTGTTGACTTCAACATTGCGCCGCTGACTGCAGACGCGCCACCGTCAGACCGTCAACCGTTCAATGGTGCGGGGAATAAGCCTGCAACAGTCGGATACTTCCAGCAACGACAGATCTTCGCTAACACCGATAGTGAGCCCCAAACATTCTTCGCTACGCAGATTGCAAACTTCAGCTCCTTCAGGGTGTCGAACCCGACACGTGATGACGACGCAATCACGCAGACTATTAACGCTCAGCAAGTTAATGAGATCCGACACATTATATCGTCAGACTCACTGCTGTTGGGGACCAGTGGTGGTTGGTGGAAAGTGACAGAGGGTCAAGATCAGGTGTTCACCCCCGCAACAGCGGGTGTGCGTCGACAGTCTGGTAACGGTACATCGTGGGTCAGACCTGCAGAGATTGACGGCTCAATCCTGTTTGTCCAAGAGAAGGGTACGAAGATCCGGGATCTGAACTATGAATTCAGTAGTGATAAGTTCCAAGGTAACGATCTCAGTATCATGTCGTCACATCTGTTTGAAGGGTATCAGATAGAAGAGATGGTCTATGCAGAGGAGCCTTACGGTATCCTTTGGTGTGTAAGAGATGATGGCACACTATTGGGTCTGACGTATCAACGTGAGCACCAGATCTGGGGTTGGCATAAACACACGACTGACGGTACGTTCGAGTCGGTGACATCCATCAAAGAGGGTGACCGTGACGCGGTGTATGTTGTCGTGAAGCGTAACGTGGACGGTAATGATGTTCGATACGTTGAGCGATTCGAGCCACGTTACGACGACTCAGCTGAGAATACTTACTGCGTCGATAGTGGTCTGACATACGACGGTGTTGCTACTACAGCAATCAGTGGTCTGGATCACTTGGAAGGTGAGTCGGTAGCAGTGCTGGCCGATGGTAACGAAGTGACCGGACTGACAGTAGCATCCGGTGCGATCACCCTACCCCGTGCTGCTAGTAAGGTCGCGGTCGGTCTGTCGTACCTACCCGTTGTTGAGCTGCTGGATCTCGAAGTGTCCCCTAAAGCAACGGAGACGCTGAAGTCCTACGGGATCACTGTGGCTCAAGTGACATTAGAAGTAGAGAAGTCACGCGGTGGATGGGTCGGTCCTGTACAGGATGATGGGTCGAATGCGCCGATGCGTGAAATTAAACCACGCGACCATGCTGACAGCTACGACACGATAGCATTGAAGACGGGTAAGGTTGACGTCATCATCGAACCCGAATGGAATCGCGGCGGCGGGATGCGGATAGAGCAGCGCTCACCGCTACCCTTGCCGATCGTGACTGGGAAAC